AGTAAGTAATGGTTTAGTATGCCTGATATAGAATTAAGTCTTGAAAACATGGCCAAAGAGCGGGAAAGATGCAGGGTAAGTTTCAGCCATTTTCTCTCGCATTGTAAAATAGTAGAAGTTCCGACAAGGGATAATCCTGGGGGTTTGATACCATTTGCAATATGGCCTCATCTTCCCGAACTGATAAATGCCCTCTTAAACAAACTCCTTATAGTTGTTATAAAAAGCCGACAGATTGGGTTATCGTGGTTAATTGCGGCTTATGTTTTATGGCACGCCCTTTATCACAAGGGAAGTAGCTGGATGCTCTTTTCCAGGGGGGAGAGGGAGGCGATAGAACTATTAGATAAATCTCGTAGGATTTATCGCCATCTCCCTGCATGGTTGACCGTAAAGCATGGAGCAGACAGTGCTACAGAGATGTCTTTCCCATTTATGGAAAGTTCTATCAAGGCTTTTGCAGCTACAGAAGGTGCGGGTATTTCCTACACATCGTCTGGGGTTGTGTGTGATGAATGGGACTATCACCCCTATGCTGACCAGAATTATTTGAACTCAAAACCGACCCGTGATGCAGGCGGGCAATTTATCGGTGTAACGACCGTTGATATTCTTAATCCAGATACATTGGCGAAGTCAATCTTTCATGATGCTTCTATAGAGAAGAATGATTTCATTCCCTTGTTTTATTCTTACGATGTTAGACCTGGCAGAGACGATAAATGGTATGAAGAGACAAGGAGAAACATCCCCGAAAGAGAACTGGCGACTTTAACTCCCGAACTCTATATGGCCCAGAATTACCCCCGTTCTATTGAAGAGGCCTTGAGTGTTCCGCAGGCTTCTTGTGCTTTTGATAAACAGATTTTAAGTCAGATGATGGAGAATATCCGTAACCCCGTTAAGGTTGAAGGTGACTTGGATTTTGGGGTTGTGAATATCTATAAGCCCTTTTTAATTGGGAATTATTATATTGCTGGGACAGATACATCTCATGGGGTTGGGAAGGATTATTCCGTTACAGCAGTTATGAATGTTAAGACAGGTGAGATTGTAGCTGATATTTTACGAAATGACCTTTCACCAGAGGAACTTGCTTCCCATAGTGTTAAATTACTAAAGCTTTATGGTAATCCGAAGTGGTTTATTGAATGCAATGATTGGGGTGGTATAACAATCTCAACTGCCGAGAGTTTAGAATATAAGAATTTGGGTTATCAGGACGATAAAAAAACGAAGCCGGGATTTAATACAAATGGTTGGATGACATCAGCTGGTCTGAAAGGAAGCAGGATAGATTTGTTCGGTGGACTTATTCCAGCTATCAATAATAACCAGATTATCATATACAACAAAGACGGATTAAAACAATTTTACGATGTTATACGGAATGTGAAACAGGGGGGGCGTATTGAAGCCCTCGCTGGAAGGCATGATGATTACCCTATCGCCGTTGGGATATGCTGGGCAAAAAGAGATGAAGTCCATTTAGAAGACTGGACTCCCAAAACGATAAACACATTAAATTACCAACCTACTTCTAAACCTTGGAGGAGATAATATGAAAGCTTATAAGCCTGATATTGAAAGTATAAAGAAATTAGTTGAGAAGCTCCAGAAGGACTATTATTCCCAAGTCAGGGACAAGTTCAAGTTAGACGAGAAATTCTACGAGCTTGATTTCCTTGAGGGATTGCAGCTTCCCTCCGATGTTGTCAAAGAGGGGACTATCCTCCCAACGGCAAGGGATATGGTAGATGCCTTTGTTGACCATATAAATATATCTAATGCTCGTGTTCTAGTTAATAAGAAGGGTATAACAAAAGTTGCTGATGAAGAAGCTGAGATGATGCGTAAGTTTTATCTCGGTATGATATATAGAACGAATGTTGAGTCTCCGATTTCACCTTGGCGTGTAGCTGCGAAGCATTATGCTCTGCATGGTTTAACTTTCCTTAAAACTGTATGGGATGCTGATAGGTGGCCCGATAAGCCGATACAAAAACCAGATGAGCCCGATGACGATTATGCTAAACGAATAGAGGAATGGCAAGGGACAACCGAATTATCTGTCCCTATAATAATACAAGCGGTCAATCCCTATTGCGTTATGCCAGACCCAGACCACATTGAACCTCAGTTTATTATAGAAAAACACGAAAGGGTTTGTTTTAATATTAGGAGTAAATATCCTAGATGGACTAATCCCAAGAGTAAAGATGTTGATAAAAATGTAGAGTGGATTGAGTATTGGGATGAGACTTATAAATGTTACTTGGCTGATGGTGAGCCTGTTCTTCCTGCTGGTGGTGTTGTGAAGCATCGCTATGATTTTTTGCCTTATGTAGAAATTGACTCAGGTCTTGGTAATTTCTCTATTGATGGCAAGTTGGAGATGAGATATGTAGGTATTCTCCGATATATGTTTGATGTCCTTGCGGCCGAGTCTAGGGATTATTCAATTTCGGACATTGTTCTTAAAAAGGGTGCTTGGCCTTGGTATATAGTGAGTGGTGAAAACGCTGCTAAATTAACAGAACTAAAACAATATTATGGTGCTGTAACAGAAAAACCCGAAGGTGTTACTCTTGATAAGATGACCCCAGATATTCCCCCTGACGCCTTAAGAGTTCAGTTGGCGATGACTTCTGATATCATAGCTGCCCACGCTGCCCCTCGTTCTATAAGAGGGCTTGGCGAACAGGGTGTGAGGTCTGGTGCTGATAGGCGATTGTTATTGGCTGAAGCTGGGACAAGATATGCCTATGCCCAAGATGCTTTCCAATATGGGACTGCTAAAGTTCTTGTAAATTGTGCCAAACTTTATAAGAATGTAGTCCCTGGGAAAGTCCGTCTTTGGTCTAGGACACATACGGATGATTTTGACACTATCATAGAAAAAGACAAAATGAAAGATCCTTTTACCTGCTATGTAGAATTTGCCCCTATATCAGAGGAAGATGAATACAGACGACACGATGACCTTGAGAGATTGGTTAAGGGTGGTATTGTTCCCAGACAGTGGGCTAGAAAACAGATGAGTAATGTTGATGCTCAGGCTTTAGAGAGGGAGGAAGAGAAAGAGTTAATCAAAAACTCCCCTGCTGTCAGACAAGTACAACAGCAATATATTCAAGTCAAAGCACAGCAAGCCTTCAATACAAGAGTCGGCGCTGAAGTTGCTCCTAATTTAGGGCAGCCTGTCCAACAGCCAGTTCAACCGCAAGGGCAGCCAATGGGTGGGATGACTACGGGAGTTCCACAGACCGCTCCGTTAGGTTCAGCCCAAGATATGCAGAATAAACTCAAAGCATTAAGAAGCCAAACTCCGATAAGCCCGACACAGGGACAAGGAGGAGGTGGGCTGACGTATGGCTAAAGGTAACGAGTGGATAGATTTGGTTGATGAGACAATTCAAGAAGCACTGGATGATGCTGATGCTTATATTAAGGAATACATTGAGCCGATAGCTGATATAGGCAATCCCGAGAAAATCTTGGGAAAGAAATATAAAGATTGGACACGGGAAGATAAAATATTGGCTGCAAGAATATATGGTTCTAAATCACCCATATTAGAGCGGTTCTTCTTTAATGAGGAATACAAAGCTCTAAGGGAATTGGAGGAATAATATGGCAGTAACAGGCCCATTGAGTTATGAAGAAATAAAAGCCTCATTACAATTAACAGACCTCGCTAAGTTTTTTGCCATCAAAGCACAGTATCCCGAAAGACTTACTGAATGGCTTAGGGCTGAAGGTGCGAATTTTCTAAACTATCAAGGTAGAATGACACCAGAGGGTTTAATTCAATTACCTGATGGTTCTTATTGGGATAATGATACTCAGATGTTAATGACCCAAGCCGAAGCAGACGCTTGGCTTGCTAACCAAAGGGGGCAAGCACCTTCCAATATCCCTATAGGTTCAACAGTTTTTGTCCCTGGGATGATATGGCAAACGCCACAGGGGGAATATGTTGATGAAACTGGGCTTGAATATAATCCCGCAGATGCCCAAAAAATATATGACCAGTATTATAGTCAAGGC